GTCGGTGGCGTATACTATCGGTACAGCACTTACGTTTGTTAATCAGGACGCGGCAGGTGTGGTTACGATTGCAATCACTACGGACACGATGCGCTTGGCGGGCGCGGGTACGACAGGCTCGCGCACGCTGGCAGCGAACGGAGTAGCTACTGCTCTTAAGATCACGTCGACTGAGTGGATCATCTCGGGTACAGGACTAACGTAATGCGGGCTGGTCGTAAATACTGGCGGTACACGTTTGATGCGCGTAGCGAATCGGGGCTGATCCTACCCGGACGGCCCACGATTGGCGCGCAGCAGATGTTGATGGGCTTCAACTCTGCCGTGTCTTCTAACGCCAATACGCGACTGTTGTTGAATTGTAACGGTTCCAATAACGCTACTGTGTTCACAGATAGTAGTCAGTATTCTAGGACTGTATCGGGGTTTGGATCTGTTGCTACCTACACGGGAGTTAAGAAGTACGGCTCAGCCTCAATAGGTGCGTCTGTAGTTTCAAACAGCGCCACCTACTTGCAAGTATCAGACACTAGCGAATTAGAGTTAGGATCAAATGATTTCTGTATTGAAGCGTGGGTGTACTACACTAGTAGTGTGTACAATGGAGTATGGTCGCCAGTCATTTCGGACAAGTCGGCTACTAATCAGTTTGAGCACCGCTTCGGTTTGATTGGTGGGGCATCCAGTGTAGCTACATTGTGGTTTTACTGGACTACTGATGGAAGTACTCTTCAGTCGCACAACAGCGGATCATTCACTCCCGGCACAGGATCGTTCACGCACTACGCTGTATCTCGTTCAGGCTCGAATCTGTACTTCTGGAAAGGTGGCACGCAGCAAGGTAGTACTGGTACAATATCCGGTACCATCCATCAAGGGACTGGTAACTGGCGCACTATGGGGGCTACGGGAGTATCTATCTCGTTCGACGGATACGTTGATGACATTCGAGTAACGATTGGTGAAGCGCGGTACACCTCTAGCTTTACGCCGCCAACAGCAGAACTAACCATGTATGGATAACAGCAACATGTCCCCTACTGATATCAACCTTCGAGACTTTGGACGGCTAGAGGCTGAAGTTGAGCAACTTCGTACTGAACTCCGAGAACACAAGGACGAGTCGAAGGCGCAACTGTCTAGGGCTACCGCAAAGATCGACGAACTACTGACCTTGGCGAACAAGGGAAAAGGAGCATGGTGGGCGGGGATGCTCATGGCTAGCGGCTTTGGTGCGATCATCTCGCATCTGGCGTATCTCTGGAAAAACTGATGCTTGAGATCCTTTCCATTGTGTTTGGTGGCGTGCTCCGGTTGGTGCCGGAACTGTTCCGTCTGTGGGATAAGCAGAAGGAACGGGACCACGAGTACAAGATGTTTGACCTTCAGCTTGAGGCTGACAAGCTGCGCTCCAAGCTTCGCATTGATGAACTCAAGGAAGCCACTGAGGCAGCTAGCGTTACGGCTGAGATGGCGGCCATGCAAGAAGCTTTCAAGTTCCAGAACGCGCCCACGGGGTTCAAGCTTCTGGACTGGCTGAATAGCTCGGTGCGCCCCATCCTGACGTACTGGTGGTGTATCGTGATGTACACTGTGTACAAGATCATCCTGATTGACGCTGCTCTTAAGAGCGGGTCAACGATGGAAGTAATCGCGTCCACGCTGATGACTGAGTTCGATCTTGCAGTAGTCGCCTCGATCATTGGCTTTTGGTTCGTTGATCGTAGCATCCGTAGATTCCGTGGCTAATCACGCAGCATTGGTATTAGAGAAAGCAAAGTACCTCATCAAGAAGTATGAGGGCTTGCACAAGGTCAAGCAAGATGGCCTTGTCTACCCTTACCTGTGTCCAGCGGGGTACTGGACTCAGGGGTATGGGCTACTTGTTGAAGACGGGAGCGCCCCGCCTATAACTGTGGAGGTTGCTGATGCGCGACTATCCGAACGACTGGTCTACTATGTACTGGCTGCCCTTAGATTGTCTCCTGTATTGGCAGGCCATCCTTCTAAACTGGCCGCTATCACTAGCTTCATATTCAATCTTGGTGAAGGCCGTTACAAATCTAGCTCCCTGCGTCGATTGATTAACGATGGGCGGTGGGAGGAAGCAGCCCAGCAGTTCCCCAAGTGGGTATGGGGTGGGGGCAAGAAGTTGCCGGGATTGATTAGGCGTCGTGCAGAAGAACGTGCTGTATTCATGGAGGATTAAATGCCGGGTGTAACCTACAAAGAGATGATGAACGAGGTTCTTGTCCGCCTCCGGGAAGACGAGATCGACGACGTTAATCAATCCTCGTACTCCAAGATGATCGGCCACCTCATCAATCGCACGAAGCGCGAGGTTGAGGATGCGTGGGATTGGCATGCCCTCCGTACCACGTACGAGATCCGCACAGCCAACACGATCTTCAACTACACGCTAGTGGCCTCGTCCACACGCACGCGAGTGCAGAACGTGTGGAACACGACGGACGATGTGGAGATGGCATTCATGCCGTCAGACGAGATGGATCGCTTGTTCCGTACTGACCGTGCAACGGGCTCGCCCAAGTACTACAGTTGGAACGGCGTCAGTCCTTCAGGCGACATGCAGGTGGACTTGTACCCCATCCCGGATGGGCTATACGAGATCGAGTTCCAATGTATCGTGCCGCAATCCAAGCTCACCACCAACGATGACGTCATCCTGATTCCACCGGAACCCATCGTTGAAGGTGCCCTTGCATACGCCATCGCTGAGCGTGGCGAAGATGGTGGCACACTGACTAGCTTGCAGATGCAACTCTACAAGAACATCCTGTCAGACATGATCGCTATCGAATCCAATCACTTCCCTGATGAACTTCACTGGGTATCGTACTAATGCCTACTCCGCAACTATCAGTCATCAACTCCGCAGGGCCGGGTTCCCTTGGTATCAACAAGGAAGATCCGGCAGTCAACCTGCCTTTGGAGTTCTGCCTGTCTGCGTGGAACTGCGTCATTGAGACTGATGGACGCCTGACCTCGCGGAAAGCGCTCGTGGAAATCCCGCCGACTGAGGTAGCGGGAGAGCCGCCTACGTACCTAGAGCCCTCAGCAGCAATCAAGTCCATCTACGAGAGCATCAAGCCAGATGGTGTGAGTGACCTCGTGATGGGATCGGGCACAGAGATTTGGCAGTACACACCCAGCGATGACACCTACATGGAGATCACGCTAGCAGTGGCCCCCTCCGCTGGCGAGTGGCAGTTCCAAGCCATGAAGGATAAGATGCTGGCCACACAGCAGGGTCATGCAGTCAAGGCTTTTGTACGCGATGTCAACTCCGACTGGACAGAAACGGGTGCTACGTACACCTCGCCTACTGGTCTGAGCACCGAGCAATTCTCGATCTGTCATGCTGCATATGGTCGCATGTTTATCGGCGGCGGTCCTTCTAATCCAAAGAAAGTCTTTTGGACTCCGGTGCTAGAACCGCTGACATTTACTGGAGTGGGGTCAGGCGCTCTGGATCTGAGCGAGGTGTTCACGAACGGGCAAGACGAGGTGGTTGCAATCGCTACCCACTCGGGCTTCCTCGTATTCCTGTGCAAGAAGCAGACCGTGGTGTTCGCCCTGCCGGAAGATCGTGATCCTGCGTACATGACGCTGGTTGAAGTAATCAACGACGTCGGCTGTACCTCGAAGTGGTCGGTGGCATCGGTGGGTGCTGACTTGGTGTGGGCTGCGCAGCAGGGCATGGTATCGCTGGGCCGTCTGTTGCAGCAGAAGTCCATGCCGTACGGTAACGTCAGCAAGAAGGTACACTTCGACTTCCTCAGCACGCAACAGACAGCAGGGGCCGGTGCTCTTAAGAGCGTGTTCCTGCAAGACTCGGAGAACCTACTTGTATTCCATAACCATAGTGGTTGCTGGTGCTTCAACACTCGCAAGACTCCTGCCGGAGAAGCAGCCATTGCTACCCGGTGGGACCAGTTCCCCGGTAACGTGTACTGTGGAGTCTTTACCAATGACGGAGAAGCAATCTTCGGTGGGGACGGAGTGCTCTACAAGTACCGTACCTATGGAAGCTCCGTCGCTCCCTACAC